ATACAGTAGGTTGTCTATGAGTAGCGCCTACCGTACCACTAGTAATTTCGCTATCTGAACCACCATATACAGTCGCCATTAACTCGGAGTGTCCACTCCAATCCACCCAGTACCAGCTGCGGTAGGAACTTTATGACATACTACTACTACATAACCTACACTGGCTGCAGCACTAGTAACAACTAAATCACCAACATGGGCTCCACCTACCGCCCCATTGGCAATCGCAGCCATACCAGTTGAGCCTCCATAGATACCATTACCATTTAAGTGTAGAGCAACTGGTGCGGTAGTACTACCAGTCCAAATCAATTGAATAGGTGTACTAACTGACCAACTTACTGTGGATAAGTTTGTTCTACTTAGAGCGGTTGATACATAACCTCCCAAAGTTGAAATATCCAATATTTTTTCTGCCGCATGAGTACTAGTCAGTATGGCTTTTACTATAGTTTTGTAGCTAGTATCTTGTATTGTTTCTACTGCAATTGTCATTTTGTTTCTCCGTACGGGGCGGAAGTGTAACCCCTGTTGTGTAATCACTTCTCTTTAATAATACTATTTATACAAAACAGGCCCATAAAAAAACGCCCCTGCGGTGGGAGGGGCGTTTCCAAATTACATCCTTTATAATTGTATTATGGCGGATGTTTTTTGTAAGAGTACTTCTTACATAAGGTTGTTGACCTGAACTCTGCGGTAGTACACGTTCGAGTTCCGAGCGCCGGCGCCATCTGTCTGAGCAGATAGCTGAGCGAAAGGATTAACTTGCATACCATAACGAGTCTTAAAGCCAATCTTCGGCTGGAAGCTCTGTTCACCAACGGCACGAACCATCTGTAACGGAACGTACGGGCAATAGAACAAGCCAGCGTCATAAGGCGATGTGCCTTTGTAACCAACAACATAGTACTGACCAAGTGTAGCACCAGCGGCTGTACCGGCTGTCGGATATGGAGCTGTCATGTTTGCATACGGATCAACATAGACCTTGAAGCGACCATTCAATGTACCAGCGAATGTGTTGCCTGTGGAGTCAACGTTAAGGTTGTCAGATAGAGCGGACTGATAGTCGAGTAGACCAGCCATCGTCAGCGCAGAAGCGACATCAGCAGATGTCAGTATGATGTTACCCTTACCGCGTCGTGTGTCACGAGCAATAACGTTGGCATCACGTTCGATAGCGAACATCAAACCCTTCCAGCGTTCCACTGACCAGCGACCGTTGGAGTCTGTATCCAAATCAAAGATACCTTTGGTCGTGGTGTTCATAGCAGCACCAATCACGGCATTTGCATAAATTGTCCTGATCACTTCTCGGTTGATTTCAGCAAGGATTTCAGATGACAGAATATTAGCAAGTTCTGTCTCAGCATCCAAACCGTGAATCGCTTTCAAGTCCTGGGCAAGTTCCATCGTGTATTCAGCTTTCAGCGCACGGGACTTCGCAGTCACGGTTGCTTTCTCTATGCTGAATGCCATCTGTGCAAACTGTGTGCCTGCGGTAGAGTTACCAAGAGCTTCAGCAGCACTTGTAGCCATACCAACACCAGTTGTATAGGTGGCTGCACTTAGAGCCTTCAGTACGTCAGTACCCAATTGAGTACCTGTACCCGCGAACCCAGTGTTCGCTTCGTTAAACAGCGCTTCCGTTCCACTCTGTGCAGTGTAACGAGCCTTCATCGCAAAGATAAGGCCTGTAGGACCAGTCATTGGCTGGACGCCACAAACATCATAAGCGATTAGTGAAGGCATGGCACGACGAACTAGCGAGATTAGGATAGGATCCCAATTCGCAATCGCAGAACCAGTTGCATTTGCAGGTGTTGCCTCACGGAGGAATTCAGAATCCTCTCGCATAGCCTTTTCCTGGTTTTCTAAAATTACAGTTGTAACAGCACGCCGGTACGGATCCTTAATCTCTGGAAGATCAGGATGATTCAGGACTGGCTGCCATTTTTCCTGTAGGTGTTCAGTTTGATACATTTTTACTTACTCCCTATTATTGTTGTTAAGCAGGCTGCTCTTGCCCGGCGCCTACACCATGTTTCTGGCCTCGGGTAATTGCAGTCAAATAAGCAGCCATATGGTCGGATACATCTAATTCTTCCGTTTCTGTTCCGGCTGTTGTGTTGTCATCAGATTTTACAGAAGCTTTCGGAAAGTATGATTCTTTAAGTGTGTTGACTTTCTCGCGATAGTTTTCTTCACTCTGGTATTCAATACCTTCTGTCAGTTCAGCAAATTTCTCTACTTCTGTATCTGCAAGATCAGAAGCAACATCTAGAAGAATCTCATTTTTGAGAAATTCTCCATTTTCTTTGGTGAGTTCAATATTATCTGAGATGGACTCGTTCAACTTACCTTCAAGCTCATCCACCTTCTCGGCGGCAGCATCAAGCATGTCGTACTGTTCATCAGGCATAGCAATATTGTGCTCTTCAAATAGCGCTCTTAAGCCTGCGATAAAGCTGTCCGCGATTTCCGTTTTCATTTTATGTTCAACGGCCATCTCGTTCTTCTTCATCCATTCTTGAACGACATAGTTGAGATAGTTATCAACCTGCTCCGCCATTTCGTTCTGTGCTTCATCAAGCTCTTTCGCATATAACTCTTGGTACTTCTCTTCCAGACGTTCCATTTCCTCTCGTAGTTTGGACTTGATTGCAGCTTCTAGAATAGTAGCTGCTTTCTTCTTAAACTCGTCCGAAAGATCATCTTCACCTTCCGAAAGTGCCTGTGCGTCATCAGAGAAATCCATTGAAGAAATACGCTCTTCTATTGTCTCCTCTTCCACTTCTTCCTCGGCAATAACTTCCTCGCCCTCAGGTTCGTGCTCTTCACGAGCACCAGCCTTCATCGGACCAGAACCGTCACCTTGAGCGACAGGTTTAGCGTTTGAAGCTAGACCTTTACCACCGGGACCGCCGGGTGGTGTGGCCTTCTTCGCTTTCTTCGTCGCGGCATCGCCGGGATCCGTAGTGGCATCAGGAGAAACAACAGCAGGACCCATGTCTTGGACTTCACCAGGAAGCTTTTCAGGCTTCATTGCTGGTGCAGCACCTTTCGTGGGGGCGTCTGCAGCTATCTCGTCGAGCTGTTCTTCTTCCACAAATTCTTCACTTGCGAAAGTTTCTAGCTCTGTATTGATGTCTGTCATTGGATTAACTCCCTGTTTGTTTTGTTAATATTAGTTATTTATTATTTTCAAAAGTTAGACATGAACTTATTAAAAAGTTTTATCTTCTTTTCTTCTAATCTCTTAGATTCTTTCCGCAACTCTGCACGATATTTGGCGATATCAACTTCTTTTACGACACCATTATCCCAAATCCATTCTTTACCTTCCATAATACCTTCTACAAAAGCATTAGGTGCAGACGGATCAGCGACAATATCAGCAGCAGTTGCAAGATAAAAGTCATCTTTAACCACATGCATATCCCTTCTTGGTTCTAACGAACCCATACCTCTAGACGAAACTCCTAACATGGCACCTTCATCAATAAGATTCTTTACTATTTTTCCATACGGTGTATCCATAATTTTAGCTT